TACCACACTTACGCGAATGCTATTTCAAAATTCCCGTTTTGAGAGTACCCTAGCGCAGTTTCAAAAGGAGTACATTAATGCCAAGAATTGAGAAATGGGCTGATAAACAACTGACGGTCGGACAACTTGTCGGTTCGCTTATGGGGTTACCGCAATCTGCAACGGTTACAGTTGAAGGCTGTGACTGTATCGGAGAATGCGGAGGGATAACATGGGATACCGACGATAACGATGTGCTTATAATAAGATTTTAACGCAGTTTCAAAGGGGGGCGATATGAGAACTTTCAGGGCAACATTCAACGCTATGGTAGAAAGTCAACTAACCACCATCACTTTTGAATATTATGTTTACGGTGATCAGAATCCCGATATTGTTGCGGCCGAAGAGGTTAAGAAGCGCCTTGCGGGAGATTTTTTGTTTAAAGCTCACATGATTAAAAATGTGAGAGTTTAGCTACGAACTCAACCATCGCCGTGAGGCAGAGGGAGGTTTTATGGCAGGCCAAGGAGGCGCTAGAACTGGCGCTGGCAAGAAGAAGCTCCCGAAAGACTGGAAGATCCTGAACGGTACGCATCAGCCGTGCCGCGACAACGTGGACGGTCCGGAGCCGCTGAAAGAGAAGCCGGTTCCGCCCTCTCACTTGAACGAGCGGGCGGTTTATCACTTCAACCGCTTTGTCGATCTGATGGGAGATAGGGCATCGGCGACCTTTGTTGACATCCTGGCACTGGCTGCGATCACCGCCGAAGATGTCGAGCGGTATTATCAGATTATCTACGAGACGCCATGCTTCAAAACCGTTGACAGTTTCGGCAACGACATTCTCAAGAATCACCCTCTCTCTGTGCCTTACAAGGAAGCCAAGCGGCATCACCACACGCTGCTTTCGGAGCTGCAACTGGTCCCTTCCAAGGTGGCCGACGCGGGTAAGAAGAAGGCTGATGAATGGGATGACTTTTGATGAGCCACGTCGCCGACGCCGACAAATACGCCGATGACGTCATATCCGGCAAAATCCCCGCCTGTAAATGGGTTAAGGCCGCTTGCCTACGCCAACGGGATGACCTTGAGCGGGCGAATCAGCCTGACGCGCCTATCGTGTGGCGACCAGACCAGGCTGAGCGCGTCTGTCGCTTTGTCGAGAACATGCCGCATATCAAGGGGGAATGGGCGAAGCGGCGGGAGAAGTTGAAGCTTGAGCCGTGGCAGAAGTTTATCATCACCACCGTATTCGGCTGGTACCTTCCCAACGGTAACAGACGCTTTCGCACCGTCTATGAAGAAGAGCCCAGGAAGAACGCAAAATCGACGAAAACTTCCGCGCTTGCCCTTTACATGTTAGCCGCTGACGGCGAAGAAGGGGCCGAGTGCTACAGCGCAGCCACAACCCGCGACCAGGCCCGCATTGTTTTCGGTGACGCGCAATCAATGGCCCGCAAATCCCCCGGCTTCCTCAAAAAGTTCGGAGTCGCCGTCAACGCTCATAACATCAACGTCCTCTCCTCCTCCTCAAAGTTCGAATCCCTCAGCGCCGAAGGTGGCACCCTCGACGGTCTAAACGTCCATTTCGCCGTCCTTGACGAGCTCCACGCCCACAAGCGCCGAGATGTCTACGATGTTATCGAAACCGGCACCGGCTCCCGTAATAACTCCATCATCTGGAACATCACCACGGCAGGCAGCAACCGCGCCGGGATCTGCTACGAGCAGCGCACTTATGTTACGCAGATTCTCAATTCTGTCCTGCGTCGCCACCCCGAAGTGATCGCGGACTATCGCGGCGGATTCGCAGAGGATGATAGCTATTTCGGCATCATCTACACGATTGACGAGGAGCAGAAGGACGCAGACGGAAATATCCTTTCTCCCGCCGACGATTGGACCACAGAGGAGGCATGGAGGAAAGCCAACCCTAACTATGGGATATCGGTAAAAGCCGACGATATACGCCGTCTTGCTCTCAAAGCGCAGCAAGTCAGCTCCGCGCAGAACAATTTCCTGACCAAGCGGCTCAACGTCTGGATCAACGCCAATAACGCCTGGATGAACATGAGGGCGTGGGACAAGTGCGCGGATGCCTCACTGAAGATCGAAGACTTCGCCGGCCAACCGTGCCTAGTCGCTTTCGACCTTGCCAGTAAGACCGACATTGCAGCACGTGGGGAAATGTTTGTGCGGGACGGTCATTACTATTTCTTCCTGACATGCTACTTGCCGGAAGATGCCATAGAGGAGAGCGCCAACTCGCAGTACTCGGGATGGGTGCGGGATGGATGGATAAAGACCACCCCCGGCAATGTGCTTGACTTCGACCTCTTAGAGATAGACCTCAAAGAGTTTCGGGCAAACAATGACGTGAAGGAAGTACTTTACGACCCCTTCCAAGCGACACAGTTTGCCACTCACATGCTGGAAGAAGACTTTAACATGGTGGAGATGCGGGCGACGGTGCAAAACTTCAGCGAGCCGATGAAGGAGATTGAAAGCGCCGTGCTGAGTGGGCGATTTCACCACAACGGCAACCCTGTGCTGACGTGGATGATGTCGAACGTGGTGGCGCATACCGATGTCAAGGATAATATCTATCCGCGCAAGGAAAGGTCGGACAACAAGATAGACGGCGTAATCTCCGCGATCATGTGCGTTTCGGCGCAGATGGTAAGACCGCTTGAAGTGGAGGGGAACACGCGGATAAGGTTTCTCTGATTGCGAAAGAGCGGGCTCTATGTAAAACCGGTCGGCAGAGGGGAGCCCCTCGCGCTGTCGGCGGGCATTGCGGCGACTTGGGACGCCTGCTAGTCCATTAACCGGATTGCTCCGGCCCCTCTGGTTAATCCTTATTCCAACTCCTCGATTTGCACTCTGGGCAGGCTTTCGGCGCTTCCTTGCGCGGGGTCCATGTGTATTGGCATTTTTTGCAAATGCAAAGGGCGTCTCCTGCGCTCACAGGTTCATCGACCGTTAACCGGATTGGCTGAGTGATCTTGCAGACGGCACCGTCAAGAGACGCCCGACCATCGGGACGGATTCCCTTGGCTTTGCCGTTTATGATGGCTTGCAGGGCTTCGGTATCGTCGTGGATGCCGTCGCCGTGGATGATTACTGTGTCCATCTCATCCTCCCGCCCGGTTTAGCCGCCGGGCTCGGCAGTGGGGGGGGGGGGGTTAAAGAGAACTCAACCGCTTGGTTTTTTCCGTTGCAGCTAATTCGCGAGCAGAACGAAGGCTGTAAATCTTAGTCGCCTTGAAAATTTGACTGGTACCTTCCATTAAAATGACGGTGTAATGTCCAGATTTGCTTAATGTGATTCGGGTTTTGATTGTGGGCTGAGTCGTTTTCATTATTTAACCTCCGCGAGTTCGTAGGCATATGGAAGTTCAAGTACATAAACCATGTTATCTGTGGGGATAAGTCCTACTTGCTTATTGCCATTACCATCGATTACCCTTACTTCTGTCGTTTCGTCGCTCCACTTGCTACCATCTTCGTGTGGGTATGCCGTGTCCATCTCGTTTTTAAGCGCGGTTAGTTCCAATTTCTCTTGTGTGGTAAAGCGAGGGTTGTAGACAACGGTGCAGGCGCGGTACTTTTCGGTCCAAGATTTGATGGTGTGGCGCTTCATACTAACCTCCCCGTTTGCGTGCTGCATCGTTTCGATGACTCAATACTACTATTACTATTACGATGTGTCAACAGGGAAAGTGAAAATATCTAAAATATTTTTCCGCCATTTACGATTCATGAAAAACATTGACACGTAACCAATAATAGCGTAGTGAGTAATCATCTGTGTAGCCAGTGAGTAACTTGGTTACTTCGTGGACTGTCGGGAGATAGGCCAAATTGAAAAAGTTAAAATCCGTTCTCTCCTTGATCGACCTGCAAGATGTTCAGCTCGTAGTCGGCGTTTCCTCGCTCGGCTACGGGCTGCACTGCGTTTACCCTCCCGCCGCATTCATCGTTATCGGCTCACTCCTCATATCGCCCGTAGTTTTGCCCCCTCTCTTCGCCATGTGGAGGGCTAAATAATGGGTATCGTTTCGCGCATGTTTGAAGCACGTTCCGCGTCATATTCGGCCAAAGATCCGGCATTGGCTGAACTTTGGGGCGGGCGTCGGACGGCATCAGGGCAAGACGTCACCCCTGATACCGCTCTCCGTGTTTCCGCTGTCTATGCCTGCGTGACCATACTCGCGCAGACCGTTGCCATGCTATCCAAAAGCGTCAAAGACGTCAGCGAAGACGGTAGCAAACACATCCTCAAAAAACACAGAGTTCATCGCCTCATTCGTAAGCGACCGAACCGCTGGCAGTCTCCTTTTGAGTTCTTCGAGATGATGGAAGGACATAGGCTCTTGCGCGGGAACGCTTACGCCAAGATTGCTTACAGTCCCGGTCGACAACAGAACGAACTTGTCCCGTTGCACCCCGATCACGTTTTCCCCTTCGTCATCACCCCCTCCGGTGCGACCTATTACATGTCGGACAATTCCCCTTGCCCGCCCGAAGGGTCAAAGCTCTGGTATCACTACTTTCCGCTGAATGGTGAAGCCGAGGTATTGAGCGCAGAGGAAGTGCTGCACATTCGCGGCTTCTCCGTCAATGGCATTGTTGGGCTCGGCGTGATAAAACGGGCGGCACAAGAGGCGGTAGGTCTGGCAATGGCCGCAGAGGAGCACGGCGCGAGTATGCTGAAAAACAGCGCGCAAGTACCTGCTGCAATCAAGCACCCGAAGAAGCTGAATGACGATGCGTTTAGTCGGCTGAAGTCCGATTTGCGGGCAGGCGGGGAGTACGCAGGCTCCGGCAGTTCCGGTAAAACCATTATCCTTGAAGACGGCATGGATATCGTCAAGCTCGGCATGACCGCCGACGAGATGCAATATCTCGAAACACGGAAATTCCAGGTTGAGGATATCGCCCGCATCTTCAACGTGCCGCTGATCCTGATCGGACACGGCGACAAGGCTCCCACATATGCGTCTGCGGAACAGTTTTTTATGTCCTTCAAGGTCCACACGGTGCAGCCTATCGTTGTCCGATGGGAAGAGGCAATGCAACGGGATCTTCTCTATCCGTCTGAGATAGATGACGTGGAGGTCGATTTTGATCTGGACTCCATGATGAGGGGTGACGCAGCAGCAAGAGCCGTCTACCTTAAAGCCCGCTTTGAGATGGCGTCAATCACTCCCGACCAAGTGAGGATCTACGAGGGCGAGAACCCGACCGGCAAGGAAGAGGCGCAAAGGCTGTACCTGCAATCCGGAATGCTCCCCGCTTCAATGGCGGGCCAGAAGCCGCTGACTGGCGACAAAAAAGAGGTGAAGAAATGAACAAGCCCGCACTCCCGAGTAAAGAGCGTCGTGCTGTAGCAATCGAAATACGGATGGATGGGACAGGGGAGGGCGAGACTCCGATGATGCGCGGTCATGCCGCAGTCTTCGACTCCGCATCGGTGCTGCTTTGCGGGTGTTTCCGCGAAGTGATCAAGCCGGGCGCGTTTTCCGATGCACTCAAAAGCTCGGACGTCCGCGCACTCTTCAATCATGACCCCAATTTGATCTTGGGGCGCACGTCCGCAGGGACACTGAGGGTTGCTGAGGACGCAACGGGACTTGCGATAGAGATAGACCCGCCCGAAACCACCTACAGCCGCGATTTACAGGTATCCATGAAGCGCGGCGACGTAAAGGAGATGAGTTTCGGCTTTACCGTCGCGGAAGACGGCGAAGAGTGGACCCGCGACCCTGACGGAAGCGGTAACTGGACGCGCACCATTACCAAGTTTGACCGGTTGTGGGATGTGTCGCCTGTCACCTTCCCCGCCTACGCAGAAACTGATTGCGCCATGAGGTCATTGGAAAAGATACAGGCGGCAGAAGTGCCGACCGTTGATAATAGCAATGTCAGGATGAAAATCGACATCGAAGCCGCCGCACTATAACCCCGAAAAAGGACCATCGTGAGATAGGCCCGAAGGAGAAACAACCATGTCCGTAAAACTCCGCGAAATGCTGGAAAAAAGGAATCGCGCCGTCACTGAGGCCCGTTCCCTGGCTGACAAGGCCGACACTGAGAAAAGAAGCCTCACCGATGACGAGAAACGGCAGGTGGACGCGCACCTGAAGGAAGCGGGCGACCTGCGCGAGTCCATCGACCGCGAAACCAAGATGAACGAGGAAGAGCGCGCCGCCGCATCCTTGAGCCTGCAGACCACCGAAGAGCAGCGCGGCAAGGCTCCCGACAAGGACGCTGAACTGCGCACCGTCGCATTCCGCAAGATGATCCTGAACGGGGCGCAGTCGCTCTCCTTCGAGGAGTCCCGTTCGCTCATGGCAAACAATGAGGTCCAGGGCGGATTCCTCAACGCTCCGCAGGATTTCACCGCGTCCCTGATCGCCAAGGTCAAAGATGCCGTCTTCCTGCGCGGACTGGCTACCTCCTTCACCACCACCAGCGCAGAGGGTATGGGCTGGCCTTCCCTGGATGCCGATCTGGATGATTTCGAGTGGTCGGACGAAATCAAAGAGGCTCCCGAAGACGAGGCTCTCAGGTTCGGCAAGCGTGAGCTGAAGCCGCACCCCGTCAAGAAGCTCATCAAGGTTTCGGACAAGTTCCTGCGCACCGCCGCGATCAACCCCGAATCCATCGTCATGGACCGCGCAGCCTACAAGCGCGGCGTCACCGAAGAAAAGGCATTCCTCACCGGCACCGGCAACAAGCAGCCGCTCGGGGTCTTCACCGCGTCCGCGCAGGGCATCAACACCGACCGCGATGTCGTTTCCGGCGCTGCTACCGGCTTCACCGCTGACGGCCTGAAGCTGATCAAGTACAGCCTCAAGGCGCAGTATATGACCAAGGCGCAGTGGCTGTTCCACCGTGACGGCGTGGCGAAGATCGCAACCCTCAAGGACGGCAACGGCCAGTATATTTTCGAGATGGCCGAAGCTCTCGGCGCGATGGACATCCTCATGGGGCGTCCGCTGAATATGAGCGAATTCGCTCCCAACACCTTCACGACCGGCCAGTATGTCGGCATGTTCGGCGACTTCTCCTGGTACTACATCGCCGACTCCCTCAACCTGCGCATCAAGCGTCTCAACGAGCTTTACGCAAGGACCGGGCAGGTCGGTTTCATCTTCGACAGCGAGACGGACGGTATGCCGGTCCTCTCCGAAGCGTTCGCCCGCATCAAAACCAACTAACCCATGACGCGCCCCTGAAATATGGGGCGCAGAGGAGATAGATATGAACCTCTTGCAGAATGTGAAGGTCGATCAAATCCTGGGCTACTATGCCGCAGGAACCACCAAGCGAACCAGCGACATCATCGACATGGCGAACTATGACGGCGTCATGTTCGTCTTCGAGCTCGGCACCGTGCTGGAAAACGGCACCATCGACTGTTTTGTTGAGCAGAACACCGCCAACGCAACCAGTGGCATGGCGCGGCTCGCCACCACCACCGTTCACACCGTGACCGCCGCAAACGCGACGGCGGCTAAATCGGCCATCGTGGTTGACGTGTTTCAGCCGCAGGAAAGGTATCTGCAAGCGAACATCACGCCCGCCGTCGCCAACGCCGTCATCCTGGGGATCACCGCAATCCGCTACAGTGGCCGCGTCAAGCCGGATGCCAACTCCGGCCTGTTGAAATCCACTCAGCTCATCTCGCCCGCACAGGCGTAACACGAAGCCAGCAGGGGAGGGTTAATGCCCTCCCCTCTTTGGAGGAACTATGTCTTACAACGGAAAAGTCTACAGGGCGCAGGGCGGTGATGAACTGGTAGTGGATGCGGGCGGCAAGATCACCGCAGCCGGAACACAGGCCGCACACATCGCCGACGTGGATGCAGCGGCAGGCGCAGCACCCGACAAGGCCGAATTCGACGCACTCGCAACCAAATTCAACGCACTTCTCGCAGCGCTGGAAGGTGTCGGCATCCTGGCGGCTAGCTAGGAAAAGGAGCGCGGGCATGAAAAAGGCGTCAATCCTCATCTGCATCATCTTTGCCGCGACTCTCGCATTTGCGGCGAAACCGGAACTCCCCACGGACGGCTCAGGGGTAAAGATTCACGACTTCGCCCCCACCGGTCAAAAGTCTGTCGCGCTAACCGTCAACTCGCAGACCGTCAACGCGTCCGATGATCTGCGATACAGCATCTACAGCCCGACCGCCTGCATCTTCCGCATGATGACCACGGCGACGAAATCGGGCATCAGGCACACGCTGCCGGCGAACGCTGTAACCGCCCGCGCCGTCAACCCTGCTACCCCTTTCCTCAACTTTTCGGGCTGCACATCCGGCGAACTACAGAGGCAATAATGGCGCTCAAACTCGTCACGCCCCCCACAGTCGAACCGCTCACCATGGCAGATGTCGAGGCACAGACCCGCGCCGACCTGACCACGGAATCCGAACTGGTCGAGGGGTACATATCGGCAGTGCGGGCCCGGGCAGAGGTCGAGCTACGGCGGGCGCTCTTGACGCAGACGTGGGACTTGGTACTTGACGCTTTCCCCACTTCGACCGCCCGCAACCCGTTTGCCGCGCTCGAAATCAACCTCCCGCCGCTGCAATCCATCACGCACATCAAATACCTGTCCACCGACAACGTGTTAACCACTCTCGCCGCGTCAGAGTACGTCGTGGACCTCGACAGCACGCCGGGAAGGGTGACGCCTGCATACGGGAAGGTGTGGCCGTCAACGCTCGATTACCCCGGCGCCGTGCGTATCCGCTTCGTGGCTGGCTACGGCGATGAGGTCATGGACGTGCCGCAGTGCATCCGCCATTGGATGCTGATGAACGTGGCAACCCTCTACGAAAACCGCGAATCACTGACCATCGGCAACGGTGGAGTGATCGAACTGAAAACCCTTGCCGACTCACTACTTGATCCGGAACGTTGGGAGGTACGACTTTGAACAGCAGCCACATAGAGCCATGCACGGATGTGACCGAATTGAAAACGACTGTAAGTAACGCAAGATGGGCGCTCGCAGCCGCAGCGGGTATCTTCTGCCTGATCTTTTCTTTTTTCGGATGGGTAGCCAACGACAACCTTGCAGGGATCAGGAGCGACCTCAAAGAAGCAAAGGGTATGCTCCAATCCAACCAACTCGTAATTGAGCGCATCAGGGCGGACGTGGACTACCTGAAGTCGTGGAAAACTGACGTCGATCTGCGCATGAGGGCGAGATGAGGGCCGGTCAACTCCGCCACAGGATCACCATTCAGCAACTCTCTACTACCCGCGACGATTACGGCGGCGTGGTCGAGACGTGGGCCGATTTCGCCCCTGACATTCCCGCATCGGTGCAGCCGCTCTCAGGGCGCGAACTGATAGCGGCACAGGCGGCGCAGAGTGAGGCGCGGGTGAAGATGTCCATGCGCTACATTCCCGGAGTCACAGAGGTTATGAGGGTGTCTTACGGCGGCAAGGTTTACAACATCACCGCCGTCATTGACGTGGACGAGCGGCACAGAGAATTGCAAATCATGGCCGGAACGGGACTTAATCAGGGGTAGCTATGGAACCGGCGAATCACAAACTTAATATCTACATCGGCGCCGACTTCGAACAGAGCTTTGTCCTCACTGTCGGCGGCGTCGCTATGGACCTGACCGGCTATTCCGCAGAGTCTCAGATACGCGACACTCACGGACGGCTGATCGCAGATTTGACCGTTGCAGTTGTGGCGGCAGAGGGTCGAGTGACTGTAAGCCTCCTCCGCGCCGATACCGCACTGATACAGCGCAGTTCCGGTGAATGGGATTTATTCCTCATCAACCCAAGCGGCAAGGCTGAACCGTATATCTCCGGCTCCGTGGAATTCTGGCGCACATCAACGGTGGTGGCTGATGCCTGATATCGAGATTGCAGTTGAGACAACGAGTGTAATTACCGTCGAGGTTGAGAGGACCGGACCACAGGGGCCCGGCGCATCCGTTTTGGGCCGCGCACTCTCCGGAGAGGGGATCACGCTTTGGGGGCTCGACAACGGCGCGGGACTCCCTGGCGCAGTCCTGCAAGCGCGGATTGACGCTCATATTGCAGCGGGCGTGCCGTCATACGCTATCGGATGGTGGAGCACCGGCACCGAAGCTGCGAGCGGGGCTGTCTCGGATTCAATGGGAACGTTGGCACTCACAGCATCGGCAACCTTGGCACTCTCTGCGCTCTCTGGCGTGAGAATCGGCTCAATGGGTGCACTATCCCTCACTGCTCCGGCAACTCTTGCCCTTGGCACCCTCGCGGGCGTGGAAGTCTCAGAAGGGTCCGCATCCCTCGGCGACCTCTCCCTCACCGCATCTTCAACTCTCTCCCTCGGCACCCTCTCAGGCGTCCAGAATGGCGATATGGGCGCGTTAGGTCTGACGGCAGGGGCAACGCTGGCACTCGGCACATTGGCGGGCGTGGAGAACAGCGGGGAGGTTAGCGCGTCCATGGGCGAACTGGCGTTGACGGCATCAGCTACTCTGGCGCTTGGGACGCTGGCGGGCGTGGTTACAGGCGGCAACTCTTTCTCGTCCACATTCGACGCGCTTTCACCCTTCACCGCCAATTCTGGATCAGTGGTATTCAGCGGCGGCAATGCAGTATTTAATGGCGTTGACGCCATTGGTGTAGCTACTACCATGTCTCGCGGTTTCTATGTAGAGTTTCCGGTGGTTCTGGCCGGTGGCGTAGGTAGTCATTTCCAAATGACGGTATCGAACGACAACGCCAACAGCCTAGCAACCGCGTATCGTTCTGCATACTTGCTGTATCTGGCGCTTGTCGATGATGAAGAAGGTGGGTTCTATTCATACGCCGAAGCATCAACAAAGGATGCATCTGGATTAACGCTAAACACAGTGTTTAGTAATGGGGCTATAGCCGACCTTACGGTGCAGCGAACGATCCGGATGGAGTTTGTATCAGGTGGTGGAATCACGCTGAAGATAGATGGGTCCACCGTTTCCACGGGAACGGAAAATACCTATACCTCGTTTAAACACTTGCATCTGATTGTGGGTCATGGCGGTAGCCAGACCGCTACATTAGCCTCGATCACCGTGGGGGCGCTGTAATGTTTCGGCTGATCGACGCTATCAACATCACCGCAACCTCTTTTGATCTGCGAATCGACCAAGAGGGCTTCGTCGCGGGATATGAGGACAGGGTTTATCTAGGCTCGCAGTATTTCACCGATCCCACCGACCCCGCTGCAACGCTTGCAGCTACCCTCACGGCGGTGGATGCTGACGGCGTGATACCGATCACAGGTCTGACCGCTGGCCGCGTCTATTGGGTCAAGCTGATGCGGTTCAACTCGGGCGGGACGCTGATAGCGACCGCTGCGAACTTCTGGGGCGATGTCGGCGCAGTTGCTCAACTCGTAGTACAAACGCTCGCTACCAGTGTGACCGCGCAAACGGGATCATTAGGGGAGACGTGGACAGGGACCAACCTTGCGGACAGGTGGGAACCTCTCCCGCTCGACGGACCACTCTATGCCGCACAGTATGCGGTGCAGCCGGATGACGGAGCTATGGGGGGCGCTTTCCTCCGTATCGGTGGCTCTCCGTCCAACACGTTAGCACATTGGGGCGTGGCCTGTTCAAAGCAACTCTATGACCACCGGCAGGCGTTCACGGTGGAATTCAAGGTTCGCATGTCTGCGTCATTCATCAGCGGATTTTGCGGCCTCGGAGTTCTGTATAACGGCGAACCCGCCTATATGGGCGTGGCGAACGAAGGCGGGACGATCCAGTACCTCTATGACGGGGCAGTCTACGGGCAAATAGACCCCGCCATGACGAAGGGGCAGGTTTACACCCTGCGTTTCGAATACAACCCGACGAATCAGGTACTCAGCCTTTACCGTGATGGCGTTTTTAAACTGTCGCATTCAAGCACCAACCCGTTACAAGGTCCGTTCAGCATCTACCTCTCAGGCACCCCCTCCACTGGCTGCCTGGATTTCGGACCGCTGACCATCACAGGGACTCCCGCCTATGGTTGCGTGGATTGGGTAGGGTGGGAATCGTGGCAGCGTACCAACGCCTGCGTCGTGGCTGGTTCGGATTCGTCGGGAGCCCTTCGCGGCCTAGCTCCGCAATTAGGGGCGACGGTCCTCAAAGGGTCGGATAACAATTGGTACCGCAGCATCCTATCGAAAGTTTCCGCGACTACCGACAAGCCCATAACCGGCGCGAATTGGGCGACCTATTGGGAGTTAACTACCGCTCCGGTAAACACGCTTGTGCCGACATGGGGAGCGATAGAGAACTACACCGCAGACGGACCGCATCATCAGGAGTGGTACTCCAAGGGTGGGTACACCGTTGGAACGTACGAGCGGGGCCAGGTAGTGGACCGCATCGTCACAGCACCTTCGCCGGTCTATCATCGCATCGTAGGGGAAAGTTTCGGCAGTCTCCTACTCAAGGCACGGAATCGAGGCGCGGGAGGAAATACAAACCTTAAGATCTATGTGCGGGACGCTTCCGACGATTCGCTAATACCTGACAGCGAGATTCCCGGCAACTCTGCGGGGCTGGCTAGCACGTCAACTGCTCTCGTATCGGTGAGCTTGTCATCTGTCACTGCGGCGTCAATCTACCTGGATGTGTGGATGCAGTCGGCGGCGACAATGACACCCTCTCAGGTGCCAATGCTGGAAGTCGCAGCGGTTGTGCCTGCAGCGGCGGGGAGCCCTGTAAATGCCTCCCTTGGCACCCTATCCCTTACTGCATCCTCGACACTCGCACTAGGCACCCTTTCCGGCGTCGAATACGCCTCCCTTGGCACCCTGGCACTCACCGCCCCCGCAACGCTCGGACTTGGCGCACTGTCGGGAGTGACCACGGCGGCGAACCAGATCAGAGCGCCCAATGGTGACGTGCGGATGCTGCGGAACGTAGACGGCACGATTCGAACTTTCAACCTTCTAGCATGACAGAGGTGGGGCAAATGAAGCACGGAATATGGATATTAGATATCACCGATCAGGAGTTTGAGGACTTCTATGGGAAGAGAATAGCCAGATGCCCATGGATATTATCGCTTCTAGCGTTCGCGCTTGGCACGGTAATCTTCCATGTCGCCGCAGGTTTCACCGTGGCGCTAGCTGTGGGATCATGCCTCGCGGTGTTTGTGTTTCTGTTTACATCAATCCATCTGCGAAGTGAGGCGAAACGGTTGCGAGAGGTCCGAAAGAAGTATCCACGATATCAATAACCCGCTGACTTTGCCAGAGAACACTGGCCAGCAGCATAACCCTATTGGGAGATAACACTCCCCAAGGAGTATCACCATGGCAGATTTCGCAGCAGCAGGCGGCAAGAACATCCGTGCCGCGCAGATGAGCAGCGCACCTAGCGCGGCACTTTACTACTTCGCAACCCTTCACAACGCATCCGGCAGCGCGCTTACCT